AGGAAAGATATACCAGAGAGAGAATCAAAATGCTCCCAACACCATGAACCCACAGCTAACCACTCATGCTCCTTGACAGAGATAGTAACAGATGGTTTGTGCTCACAGTAGTTGTCAGCAATCTTGAGCCACAGTTCCAGCTGTTCAATGGCACTCATATCATACCTGCACACAGCACCCTCTGGACTTTTCATGGGGAAGGAGAACACAGTTACACTGTCAGGTGCAGTGAAGTCTGGCTCTGCTGGTACACCTTTGTCCTTGAGGAACATGGTCAGCGGGTCCTTGTTATCACCTCTGACTGTCCTGACATAGAACGGGTTGTGTCTTGCATGGATACCAGAAGCTGCGTCAACAAGCTGAGACACAGTGCCAGAAGGTTTGACACAGGTGACAGCTGCACTCTGCTTGATGCCTAGCTTCTCTGCCAGCTTCTTGTTGGTCTTTACAGCCATGTTCCTCAGTTCTTGTAGTGTCTCTGGCTTGGCATTGTACACAGCAGGGCAGTCCATGATACCTGTCAGTGACACACCTAGCAGACGCTCCTCTTCTGTGGTATCTTTCCAACGCTTACGCAGGTAACCAAAGTCTGTCAGGGTAGACTGAAATGTACCGAGTATGGTGGCCAATCTGATCTTTTCTTTCAGCGTAGCCACGGTGTCTTCTGCTCTGCAGATGACCTCTGACAGATTACAGAACTGGTAAGGGCGTAGGATGATCTCACAGCAAGGGTTGGTGCCAAAGTCAATGGACCCATCACGCCTACCGTTGGACGCTGCCTTCTCCTGTGCAGATGCACGGTTGAAGATGCCACGTTCTCCGCTCTTGCTCTCGTACAGAGAGAGCCACTCCTTCATAAAGATACCCATGTCAGGGCGCTCTGTGTAGCAGACAGAGTTGTTGGAGAGTGCACGTTGTTGATTATCAACCCACCACTCACCACTCTTGGCCATACGCATACGCTCATCAGTCAAGTTAGAGAGTGAGATCAGAGCAGACCTTCTGACGCCACCTACAACCACCACCTGACCGACCTTGCACATGATGTCATGGCACTCTATGGAGGTGAGCTTTCTACCCTTGGCTTTCTTGAATGTTTGAATAGTAAAGTCAAACAGTTCCTCCAGAGGTGCAGGACCAGATGCCCTACCACCAAACACTTTCAAACGCTCACCAGCGGGGCGTATCTTGCTGGTGTCAATCTTGGGTACACGGTTGGTATAGAGGAGAGAGATAAGATCACGTAGACCTCTGGCCCAACCCTCCTTGGAGTCAGCAACAGAGATCACATCGTCTGTGTTCTCAAACTCTTGATCAGGTATGGTGGGCAGACTATTAATATACTGACGCTCAACAGAGAAACCAACACCTGTACCGTTCATCAGAATGTACAGGCACTCGTCAAAAGACCGGGGCGAATCAACAGGAAGATAAGAACAGTTGTACCCTGCCACGTTCTCACGCTTGAGCGCAGGACCAGCTGTCATCAGTGCTCGCATGGAACCAAGAACCTTGAGCGTGAGCATTGCATCTCTTAGCTCTTTTAGCTCTTTGCCAAAGAGATCATAGCTGTAGTTGTCACTGAGGTGTCGCACCATAAAGGACAGATACCTATCAACTGTCTCTTCCCATGTCTCTCTCCGCTGCTCTTCGTCTAACCAGCGTGAGTACCGGGACATATGAATAAATGACTGGTAGTTGGTTGGTAGGGTAACTTCACCATTCGTAGTTGTCATCAACAATCTCCTCTGTTACAAATTCTAACCAGTACTCAAACTGTTTGATTGTGTATTCATCAGCGACAGGGCTTATATCTGCCAGCTTCTCGCCATCAAATATAAGTTCGTCACCACGTATTTCAAGTAGTGGCATCGACATTAAAATTCAAAAAGTTCGGGATGTTTCTTGGTCAAGTCAGACCGAATAGCCCACAGTTTCGTAGCTGAAATCTCAAATGGTTCTACCCATACCTTGACATCTGTAAGACCCATGTCATGGTAACTCTTGCGAAGTTTTCTACACAGAATCTCTGATGCTCCCTTGTCTCCTAGATAGTCTCTCATAGCTTGCCCTCTTCTAGGAGTTGCATCTGAAGTTCGATGTAGTGTTTGGCTTTTTCAAGGTCTTGAACATTTGATTTGACCGCATACCTAGTCACGTATTTTACTACATTACCCATCAGGAAACCAAGCTGATTACATTCTATGTACTCAACTGGTTGAATTTTACAGGTTTTATAATGGTCACCTCCAACCTGTTTGTCGATAGCTTTCTCCATTAATTGATCCTTTCTCTTGAGTAGAAGATATGCTTACCTATCTGCGCCAGACGCTTGTACTCACTGGCCCAGTAAGGTCTAACATATATTGCATGGTAATGTAAAGCTTTTTTTATAGACAAAATTTCTACGCCTTCAGATACAAGAGACGCTGCATTGATAGCGTCATGATAAGCCACCGGATCGTTGATCTCTTCTGGCTTTCCATCACACCAATAACTAAACTCACACTTGTGCTTGACAGGGTGTCCACTGTGGTGGTATCTTCCTTGGTGTACAACAGAGCACACATCGTCAGGAAACTGTGTGCTGGCAACTCTCTGCAGAATCACCTGACCAACTGCCAGCTGACCTGTGAAGGGTTCACCCCTACTCTCAAAGTAGATAGCCTCTGCCATGCATAGTAAGTTCTGATCAAAAAACTCACGCATCTCTAAGTTGTCTGTTGCGTGAGTTGTATTTGATAGTAGTAGCAGTGTTATGCTAAGTAGTATCTTCATGAAGTATCGCATTGATCCTCTTTCTGATAAAGGTTTTCTCTTTGGTTCTGATAACCTGCTTGGCAAAAGACTTGAAAGCATCCGGGTCTATACCTGCAAGGTGACATACCGTGTCTCTGTCCTCTGCTGTTACACCTATAGACGAGAATATCCACGCCTCTGCCTGATCCCTGACTAACTTTACCTCTGTGTTATCATATTCTTTGACAGGCTTGGTGGCATCTAGTAACTGTTGTAGGATGACACAGAGCCACAGAACTTTCTCAGGTGTGTGATGATCGTGCACACCCTCCTCCAATGTCTGTAGTACAGCGTCACTACTTCTCCTCTTCATCACTCAGTCTTTCTACTTTTATTATGTCTTTGTATCTATTTATTGGATAGAGTTTCTTAGCTTCTTTTTTCCTCCGTCTTTTTCTGTTATTCACCATATCAAAAAGTATTTGATTTGTATAATTGTTTTCTTCTGCCCATTTGCCAAGACTATCAATTGTAATTTCTTTACCCGTGTCAAAAGTAATTCTGTAAGGACCTTTACGCATTGTTTCAGATACTATTTGACCATATTTCTTTTTGTACTCAGGATCAGCCCACTTCGCCTTAGCCACTTCACTTATTTTCTTTATATACTCAGGGTCTTCCCATTTCTCAAGAGGAACATAAAACCTGACCCCACCTACGTTCTTGTTATAGTAGGCTGGCTCATCTGTTCCCTCTATCACAGCGGTGAGAACATGGTGCTTCATCTGATAGAATTGTTCGTAGTAGTGTAGCCCTCTCTTTGTTTTATATTCTTGTATGATCTCAAACTTAAACCGTCTCTTGCCTAGTTTGTCAATGTCCTCGTTCAAATCTTTTGATGAGGAGGTATAGACACGCCAGTTGGAGGGCTTGTGCTTCTTACGCTTACGCATCTGCCAGTACTGCTTACACCCAATGTACTGCTTGGTGGTAAGCTTATTGGTGATGACATATACAAAACCAAAGTATTCATCAGGTTGTGGAACTCTGGTCTTGTCATCTCTAAACGTCCAGTGCATCTAAGTCCTCCGCGCCTACGATATAGTTAACAGGGTACCTTGGTCCATATTGTTTCTCACGTTTCTTCTTGTCAAAGTTTTTCCTGCTAATCTTTCCTAGCACGGTGACATCTTTGAGATTGTTCTTGTTAATATAAACAAGCACATACTCATCTGGTTTTCTTTCTTCGTATTCTTTCTTGGGTATCTTCAACTCTGTACCAGAGGGACCAAAGGTGCTGACCTTGACTTCAACCTTTGATCCGTTCTCCTCAAAGTCGTAACCCGCATCTCCTCTTTCGTAGATACACTCATCAATCTTGGAGCCTGTGATCTTGTGATATGCGTACTCACCCAGAATACCTAGAACATGCGACTCACCAGTGTACAGCTGCTTGGTAGGTACAACGCTCTTGTCTCTGAAGGAAGGGTGCTTTGCCATGTGACGCTTGATACCCAACTGCTTACAGTGATCAAGCTCATCCTCAGTTATGTCCACCACTGTGCTCATAGAAAATCCTCCTCCACTCTTGGCAGCTTCTCTACATGCGTAAAGAACTCTGGTCCATTGGCATAGTTAAATCTTCTCAGACCCACTCCGTTGTTTGCATCTTTCCAACACTCCACCTTGAAGTCACAGAACTTACACCCAGAGGGTAGCTTGTGATTACCAGAGGCATCCTCCACAGTTTTGTAACATCTGTCCGGTGGTATATCTTTTACCAGTGTATCCTTCAGAAAGTCAATACGGTTTGGTGCATCTATCTTTTGTAGGTTTACATTGAGCAAGTTCAGTTCGCCACTGCTCTTGTCAACAGAGAGAAAGTAACCTCTCTCTTTGCCTAGTGCGTTGGCATAAGAACCTAGCTGATACATATAACCAAAGGGGTCTTGACCTTTTGTTATTGATCCGTCCTTAAACTTCTTAAACCCATACGGAGAAGCAGACTTAACATCAACCAGTTCTCCATCGATAACACAATCAATATGACCATCAACTCCATTCACTGTGACTTTCTTTTGACAATCCTCTACACTGTGTCCTGCTTCTCTGACAAGAAGGAGGAGGAGAGCTTCCAGTATGTGACCAAAGACAAATCGCATTCTGTTTGATGTCGTTAAGTTTGGTCTCTCGT